AAGTAAAAAGAACTGATCAGAGTATTCACCACGACGCATATATTTTGCTAAAGCTGGTTTGTACTGAATTACACTTCCGAGTCGTGATTTGATTTCTTCTAAGTAAGTATTTCCACACCAAACATAGTCCAATGCAACTTGTTCAAATGCTTTTCGATTTAGCTTTGCATGAGGAATAAAAAGATTAGCCAGAAAATTACGTTTAAAAATAATTCCGCTATTTAAATATGGTGTCGATTTATATGATTTGGCCAAACCACTCATACTGACCTGAGGTTCATACCATCGGCCATTGAACCATGATTCCATGTAATCCGATAATTCATTTCCATTAAGTACTGGAACGGCATCACCAAAAGTAAAGGCCATTGATTCTTGTTTGGTTGTATTGCTTTGAAAAGCTGGTAATTGGCTTCTGGCAAAACTAACTAAATTTTTTGCAGTCGATAGGGGATTCATTAATAGATCTCCATGAAAGATTGATTCATTTGTGTTTGGCCTTCAAGTGGTTCGTTATAAATTGCATGCATAAGAGACCAGGCTAGATCCGCATGTCCGATTTCTTCAGATCGTCCGGCTGTAAAAGTCATTTGACGCTGGCTTGCTGTAAGGGTTTTTTTAATACTCATTAATGATTGAGAAAGATCAGTCCAGCCTGCGTCATACTCCAGACGGCCATTTCTGATTACATCCATTGTTTTAAGTACAAGCTTTGTTTTGACTTCTGGTGAATAGCTGAACTCGGTGACATTCGGAAAAAATTGTTTAACTAACTGAGAAACACCAGTACCCATACCTGTTATATCGATGCCGATATAAGTCACGTAATAACGTAGTGTTGTTTGGCGAATCATCTCAGCCTGATTTTTAAAATCCATTCCACGGAATTGGATTCTTTCAAGTACTCGGAACTTTCCACCAGGAACAGGGGAGGGAGCTACAACAACCATTCCAGCACTATCACCACTTTCTGCTGGGTCATACCCAATCCAGACCGGATTGTTCCCATAAGGTCGACTATGGAATGGTTTAAAGTCATCGGCCCAAACTTCCCATGAATCAACCATACAAGGTTGAAGCATAGCTAATGGGAAAATAGATGCACCATCATCAATAAATTGGCACATCAATAGATTTGCAAATTCTTCAGGTGAATATTCGAATCGCAATTCTTCAATATCGAATAAATCACACCCGCCATTTTCAGCGTCTAATATCGTAACGATTTGACGCCACATCCGGTCTTCACATAAACGACCATTTTTCAGTGAATCATGTGATACATCGATATCCAGTCTTTGGTCTTTAGGTCGACCACGGTTATTACGTGTTCCAGTCCAGAATGTATATGCTTCATGAGCCATCGTCGAAGGCGTTGAAAAATAGGTTTTACGCCATTTTTTATGCAAAGCCATTGCTGACGCGACTTTGTTTAATTCATTGAAGCCAAATGTCCAGAAGAACTCATCAAAATAAAAGTTACCGTGGTGACCTTGGGCCGTTCTATAGTTTGTACCTAAGAAAGACAATGAAGCTTGATTGTTATCTGGCAGTACGATCGGATCTCCGACCAACTCAACTCCGCAGGCCTCATAAGCAAAACCTTTAATGTACTCTTTGAAGATATGAGCCTGAGCTTTTGAAGCAGATAGGAATATTTGATTACGGCCAGTTTTGACGGCATCGACCAAAGCTTCCCGAGCAAAGTACCAAGTTGCACCGATCTGACGACTTTTTAAAATTACTCGAGTACGTTGATTGCCTGCTTTATACCAATCACGTTGATAATCAAATAAGCTATCTTCAAAAGCTGAAATAAGTTGTTCAACTTGTTCTTCGGTAAACTGATTATTCTCTTTTTTCTTCTTGGGTGCTGCATTACGCTTGGCAATGTTTGGATTAAGATCCGCTTCATTACCACCTTCTTTATAGCGTTCAATTCGGGCAAATTCTTTATAGTTTTTAAACAATTCGCCTAATTCTTTATAGTCACCACTCGATTTTTTGTTCTTAAGAGTGAGTGTCATTAAACGAACTGTTAAAGCCTCTTCAACACGACTTTCTGATCGTGTTTTATCCCACTCTTCTCTGGTTTTCCAAGCTTGAACTGTACGTTCATTTTCGTCTAGCGCTTCAGCTATATCGACAATTTTCCAGCCAAGCCAAAAGAGGAACTTGGCTTTTAATTTGTTATCGAGAATCAGCTCTAGATTAGCTAATTGTGATAATTCATTCATGTTTTACGGATTGATTTAATTTCATCCGCAAACGATGGCAGGCAAGTTAGCTTTTATCAGTCATGGCAATTTGTATGTCAGTTATATACAAGCATGCTCAATTGCTACACATAACTAATATTGCCCATTCTGCACCTATTGAAATTGCCCGAAAAAACCTTGCAACAGGTACAGCAGAATGACTGATAAAACACAGCCGAAAAAATTTAAATCGAAATGGTTTCGAGTTGCCGTGGCTGGTGACACTACAGATGGTCGTGAAATTCAACCTGAATGGATCATCCAAATGGCTCAGACTTATAGTCTGGATACCTATGGTGCTCGTATTAATTTAGAACATATTAAAGGCCTTTCACCTGATAGCATTTTTTGCGCTTATGGCGATGTACTCGCAGTAAAAACAGAGAAAGTAACAATTAATGGTGAAAAAAAAGATGCTCTTTACGTTCAGATCCAGCCAAATGAAAATTTGATTGCTTTAAACCAAAAAAATCAAAAAATTTATACATCTATCGAAGTTGATGAAAATTTTGCAAAAACTGGCCAAGCCTATCTAGTAGGTCTTGCGGTTACTGATAGTCCTGCATCGCTTGGTACTGAAATGCTCTCATTTGCTGCTGGAGCAACTGAAAACCCACTTAAAGCGAAGAAATTACGTCCTGAAAATTTATTCACTGCAGCTCAAGAAACGAAACTCGAATTTGAAGAAGTTAAAGAGTCCTTTGCAAGTGACTTGGTGAATAAAGTTAAAAACTTATTTAAAACCCAAGAACAGCAACAGCAGCAGACTCAAGAAAACTTTAGTCAAAACGAACAGGCCATTCTAGAAATTGCCCAGCAAACAGCTAATCAGGGTACTGAGTTTGCAGAGTTAAAAGTCAAACACGAGCAGCTTCAGACTGATTTTAATCAACTAAAAAACAAGCTGGACCAAGAACCCCAAGGTCAACCACGACCGCATTCTAGCAACAGCAAATATTCAGAAGAAATCGGCGAAATCGACTGTTAATTCAGTCGGTTCCAGCAATCTATTAATTCATATTTAGAGTAAAAAAAATGCGTACAGAAACACGTGCTAAGTACAACAAGGTCATGGTTGAGTTAGCTAAACTCAATGGTGTTGAAAAGGTTTCACAAAAATTTAATGTGACTCCAACCGTTCAACAAAAACTTGAAGATAAAATTCAAGAATCTTCTGAATTTCTGAAGAAAATTAATATTTTTGTTGTTCCTGAACAATCAGGTTCAGCCGTTGGCCTTGGTATTTCTCGTCCTATTGCTTCTCGTACAAATACAGATGCTACTGAACGCCAAGCAACTGATCCAACGAGTATGGATGAGCGTTTTTACTTTTGCCGTAAAACCGATTTCGACACAGCAATTAAATATGCAAAGCTTGATCAATGGGCAAAATTCAAAGATTTTTATAGCCGATTCCGTGGTGCTATCGTAAAACGTCAAGCACTTGACCGAATCATGATTGGTTTTAATGGTACCAGCATCGCGGCCAATACAGATATTACTGCGAATCCTTTATTGCAAGATGTTAATAAAGGCTGGTTGCAAAAGATGCGTGAAGAAAACCCATCGCGTGTGATGAAATCAGGTGCCGTACTAAACAAAATTACAATTGGTACAACAGGTGACTATAAAAACCTTGATGCACTTGTAATGAACATTGTTGATGAAATGATTGATGATGTTCATCAAGGAAATCCAGATTTAGTCGTAATGTGTAACCGAAAAACTGTTTCGGATAAGTACTTCCCACTTGTAAACAAAGACCAAGACAACTCTGAAAAATTGGCTGCGGACATCATCATTAGCCAAAAACGTATGGGTGGATTGCCTGTTTACTCAGTACCGTTTTTCCCTGAAGGAATCATCTTTGTAACTACTTTCGATAACTTATCGATTTATGTTCAAGAGGGTGCCCGTCGTCGTACAGTCATCGACAATCCAAAACGTGACCAGATTGAAAACTATGAATCTTCAAATGAAGATTATTACATCGAAGATCTTGGTCTTGCTTGTATGGCTGAAAACATCGAAATTCAGCCGGAGTAATTCAATATGAACTTGGCTCGAAAGCATTTCCAACAGCATCAGGCCAAATCCGCAGCTGAAACAGCTGCGGAGTTCGGTACCATGCTAAATACAAACGCCTATGAGCAGCAACTTTTGCAGCTCAACAGTGATAAAAATCGTCTCAAAAATATTCAGTCAAAACAAAATAAAATCGAACTGAAACGCCAGTTACTTCCAAATTATAAGCCTTATGTTGAAGGCATTTTAGAAGTGAAGCCTGGTGTTCAAGACGCAGTTATCACTGAGATTTTAGTTTGGGCAATTGATATCGGTGATTATGAATTTGCACTCGATATTGCTGAATATGTTCTTGAACATGGCCTAAAACTACCAGATCGTTTTGAACGTTCTGAAGCATGCTTTATTACTGAAGATATTGCTGATGAATTTTTAAAAACTCTTAAAACTGATGTTGCAGTTGATATCACTGTATTAGAGCGTTTAGAGCAGTTAATTACAGATGAATCATTAGCTCAATCAAAGCGTGATATGCCTGATGAAGTAAAAGCTAAGCTTTACTTAGCCTTAGGTAAAACTGAAATGCGTTTTGTCACTGGTGAAGAGTTAGTCGATTTAGTGCATGCGACCCGTGCTCGTGATTTCTTAGACCAGGCATGTAAGCTCGATGACAAATGTGGCGGGCGTACTGATCTAAACAAGATGACGAAGTTAGCCAGTAAATTGAATGCAATCTTTAATAAAGATGAACCTCAACCGTCTGAACAAACTACACAGCAAGAAGCCACTAATGTTTTATTAAATGAAAATCCAGTGGTTAATGAACAAGAACAACCAGAAGTCACCAACGTTTTGTTAAATCAAAATGGAACGCCAGTGGTTGATAACCACGGCAGTTTGGTACCGACATCTGAATAAGTGCCCCGCACCGCACTGGAGTGCAATGGTCGTGATCTTCACATCACAGTAAATCTTCAACGAGCCATTGCCCCTCCCAGTGCACTATGAAGGAGATCTAAATGGGATTTGTTGCAAATGGTGCCGTTACACCAAGCAATATCATTATTTCCAGTGGCACATTTTTTCCTGATATTTCTCTTGATGAAATACGAAGTGTTGTTCGTATCGACGGATCCGTCACCGATGTTCGTTTAAGACAAGTTATCCGTGAAGAAATTATTGATGTAAATCGGCTGCTTGCAAGCCTTGTGATGAAAGCCGAAAAACTGGTGGATTTAGCTGTAAATCAGATTGACGGTAAACCAGATACTGAAGTTCTTTACCTCTCAGCGGTCTCTAATGGGGTGGCTGCAAAAGTAAATGAAAACTATCGAAATTATGACAGTACAAACTCAGGTGTAAAAAAATCTGAAGTAACTGAATGTTCAGTTGAAGATTATCGACGAAATAAGCAATGGGCAATTCAGCAGCTTAAAGGTGAAAACCACAGCATAGTTGAGCTGATATGAGCAAAACCATTACAGCAATTCAAAACGATACCGTCGATTCAATATGCTGGCGATATTACGGACGCAGTTCAGGCGTGGTTGAAAAAGTGCTTGAAGCGAATCCCAATCTTGCTGATATCGGTGTTTTTCTACCAATTGGCACATCAGTAATTCTTCCCGATATCGATACACCACAACAAATTAAACAAACTGTCCAACTGTGGGATTAATAATGCCAGAACCAACTACAACAGCAGCTGTAACAGCAGTATCAATTAGTGCAGCTTCATTGCTCCCATTCGTAAATGGTAATGCTTTACTTGGGGCAGTTTTCGGAGCAGCTCTTTTTGCAACGACTAAAAAAGATTTAAAACCTTTGCAACGACTTTCAACAATGATTATTGCAGTGGGTTTTGGATATTTATTAGCACCGGAAGTGACTACTCGAACGTTCATAACAAATGATGCAACTGCTGGGATGATCGCTTCTATTTTTTCATTACCGATTATTTTAAAAATTATGGTTTGGGTGGATCAATCTAGCCTAACTGACATCTGGAATAAATCTCGTGGAGGAGGTAAGTCATGATCGAAATT